GCGCTTCGGCTCGGACTCGGTGCGCAGCACGGGGGCGCGGTCGATCCACTCCCACTCGCGCTCGGCGGCGCGCAGCATGGAGCGGATCAGGGCGCGGTAGCGGTTGCGGGTGGCCGGCTTGACGTCGGTGGGCAGGATCTGCTCGATGTCGTCGCGGGTGATGTTGGACAGCTGCCGGTCGCCCAGCTTCGGCAGAAAGTAGTTGATCTTGTCCTGGTCTTCGGACAGGCTCTTCTTGTGCGCCTTCTCGACCAGCCAGCGGGCGCAGGCCTCGCGGAAGGTCTTCTTGGGCTTGGCCTTGAGCAGCCGGCCCTGCCAGAGCTCGGCGCGCCTGATGTCGGCCAGGGCCTGGGCCTGCTTCTTGTCGCCGGTCTTCAGGCTTTCACGGATGCGCTGGCCGTTGATCTGGACGTCGAGCCAGTAGACGTCGCCTCTGAGTTTGATGGACATGTCGTGGGTTCCTTTGGGTGTTGCGGATCGGAGCTCTATCGTCTCCGTGATGAGATTCTCGCAACGTCAGGAGGTGCCGTCAACAGATTTATGCGGCACAAGTGCGTACAGACAAACCCTAGGGCCCCTTGAGACCCCACAGCGCGATCAGCGCCGCCTCGGCCTTGCCGTCGTCCTTGACGCGCTTGAACTCCCCGGCCTGCTGGGGCCAGGTGGCGGCAGCCTTGGCGCGGGCGGCGTCCTTGCCGCTGTTCAGGCCCAGGGCCCGCTTCCAGCGTGCTGGGGGCACCGATTGCACCGGGATGCCCAGACCGGCCAGCACGCCCTTGGCCAGGCCGAAAGCCTCACCGAATGCGAACATGCTGCTGACGCCCTGGCCGGGCATGGCGCCCACCTGCTCGATGTATGCGCACGTGGCATGCACGTTGTACAGGCGCAGCTCTGCGGCCAGCATCTCGGGGCTGATGCGGCGCTTGGCCTTGCCGCCTACCGTCACCTCCACGGCCGGCATGTCAAAGACCTGCACCAGGCTGCCGTCGGGCTCCAGGATGGCCACCGCGCCCGCGGCGCCTGGGTCGATGCCGATGATGAAGCTCATGCCTGCCCTTTAAGCCAGCGCTCGAGGGCGCGTGCGAAGTGATGGTGGAACCCACCGTTCTGGTGCCAGAGGTCCGCGATCACCTCGTCGGTGAGTTTGCGCTCCTGCTCCGGCTGCTCCAGAGCGGCGCGGAGGGCGTCGATTGCAGGCCCAATCAGCCGCCACGAATCACCGCCTCCTTCCAACGCCTCCAGCGCCTGCTGGGCGGCTTTCTTCAGGTCAGTCATGGTTGTCCTCCGGCTCAATGGGCACCTCCACCAGCGGCTTGCCGCAGTAGCAGCAGTGAGTCATGTGGTTGTCTTTGGGGGTGCCATCCACCACGCTGAAGTAGCGCTGATTGCAACTCGCCATGTAAGTGCCGGAATCCCCGTCGCCGTCTTGTAGCCAGCGGCATTCGTTGGGCTGCGTCAGCGCGGCGCGGAGCTTCTCGTTCTCCACGATCAGGCTGCGGATCTGCTGGTGCAAGTCTTGGCAGATCCGGTCGTGCGCCTCAATGCTGATGCTCATCTGTTGACTCCCATCAGTTGCAAGTAAGGGTTGCTGTAGTCCTTCCATTTCGCCCCGCGCCGGATGGCCGACACCGTAGACTGGGTGATGCCGTACAGGGCCGCGATGTCGCGCTGCTTCATCCCGTCGATGGCGCGGATCTCGGCCACCTGGGCCTCGGTCAGCTTTCCCTTGCGCCTGGCGCTTTGGGCCAGCTTCCTGCACCGGGCCGGGTTGGTGTGCATCTGCGTCACCTTGGCGGTGCGCTGCTGCAGCTGCTGGCGCGTGACCGTGATGACGTGCTCGGGGTTGACGCACAGCGGGTTGCAGCAGCGAGACGTGGCGTAGCGGCCATCCACCTTCATCTCGAGGGTCTGCGCAATCACCCGGCGCACGGCCTGGGGCCGGCCGTCGTGGCGCATGACCGGGGCCCGGCTGAGCTGCTGCACGGCCCCGCGCCACTCCCAGCATTCGCCCACCTCATCGCTGCGGGCCTGCAGGTAGGGGAGGAGCCAGGCGGTCACTGCAGCGCCTCAAGCTGCTTGATGCTGGCCGCGATGCGCTTGCGGCTCTCGCGCTTGACCGGGTGGTCAGGCTTGGTCGGGATCGCGTCCAGGTCGTCCGACTCCATGTCATCGAACGGCGTGCGCGGGGCCACGCTGCCCGACACCACGGTGGCGCCCGGGAACTCGGCCTTCGTCTCCACCGCGTCGGGCAGCACCGCACCCGGGCACCGGTGCAGCTCGGTGCTGCTGAACACCGGGCCGTAGAAGGTTTGATACGGCATGTCGGCCGGGCCGTTGACGAAGGTCTTGCCCGACTCGCGGTGCCGGTAGGCCACCCAGGTGCTGCCGCCGTCCACGGGCTCCGCGTAGGGCACCAGGCCGGGGATCATCAGGTGGTCCTCGCAGCCCTCGCGCTGCTCCTGCGTCGTCAGGTACTCGTTGTGGCTGTCACACCGCCATGCTGCATTCTCAACGGGTGAGGCATGGCAACACGTCCTGCAGTTGGCCTCCGCGGCCACGCCTTGGTGGCAGTGCTTGTAGAAGCCGCAGAACTTGCACTGCCAGTGCGTTGGATCATCGCTCAGCCTGTCTGGGGGCGCGGTCATGCCGATGAGGCGCTCCGCATGGGCCAAGATGCTGTCCTGGCGCTGCGCGTCCGCGTGCACCCACTCCACGTAGATGTCGTCGGTGTCCTTGTCCACGGCCATGTACAGGGCGCGCTCCAGGTCCATCAGCTTCATGTAGACCTGCATCTGGTCGTAGTGCTGAGGCTTGGCCGCTTGCACTTTCTTGGCCACCAGCTCGGTGAAGCTCTTGTGCGAGTGCGTCTTGAACTCCAGCACCGCGGGCGTCTTCGGCCCCTCGGGCAGGCCCTTGGCGATGCCGTCCAGGCTGCCGCCAAAGTGCCCGTTGAGCGCGCTCACGCGCCACTGGTCGCCGGTTTCAGGGTCAACGTCCCAGACCTGGGCGCCGATGCCGCGCAGCTCCTCCAGCAGGCGCGACTCCTCGCGCTGGCCGGTGCTGAACAGGCGCAGGATGCGGCCCTTGAACTCAGGCTTGAGCACCCAACGCCAGGTCATCCAGATGTTGCGGTCGCACGGGTGGCCAATCAGGCTGGCCCCCATGTGCGGCCGGTGCTCCTGGGGCTTGCTCTCGTACCACTTGACGATGGCCGTCGCGGTGGTGTGCGGAGACTCAGGCAGCGCCGCCATGGTCAACCCCAGGGCCGTGCTGACTTGGCTGGCGCGGCAGCGGGCGGAGGCGGCGTGCTCTTCAGCTTGGCCGGGCTGACGGGCGCGCCGGTGATGGCGCGGTAGTTCCAGATCACGTTGCGGGTGTCGTCCTTCTTGTCGATGCCCACCTCGGCCACGAAAGCCTTGTCGTGCAGCTCTTCGCTGTCGTCCACCTCATCCAGGCCCAAGGCCATGCACAGCTTGGCCAGCTGCTCCTCCGCGATCTTCACCGTCTTCAGTGACGGGTTGTCGAGGTTGAGGCGCTCCCAGTGCCGGCGGCCGGTGTGGTCACCCGAGATGATGTGCATCTCCAGCTCGAGGTAGGCGCCGTTGCCGTTCTTGGTGGGCTTGGTGGCGGACTTGACCACCATCATCTCGTACTCGCCCGCGGGCAGCGGGCCGTAGGACGTGGTGCGCTCCTCGATCTGGATCGAGCTCGCCTTGAAGTTCAGGGATGCCATGGTTCAGTAGCCTTCCGGTTGGGGTTGGGGTTCAGATTCAGTCGTGGCGGTTTCCAGCTGGATGCCAGCGCCCATCAGCTTGGCCACCAAACCAGCGCTCGCGGCCTTGATGCCGAATTGCGTGCTGGTGACGTGGCGCAGGGCGCGGGCAGGGTTCTGGGCATCCACCAGGCGGGTCTTCGCGTTGGCGGTGTCGGTGACGACGTACAGGGGCATGGGTCTTCTCGGTTCAGGTTTGTGATGCTGCAAGTGCAGCTGCGAATGCCTCCCAGGACAGGGGCATGTTCTTCAGGCCGAATCGGTTCCCACCCATGTGGGCGGGGTGCGGTTCGACATGGAGAATCCGGTCGCCCGTCGTGCGGGCCTTGGTTTCCTTGTTGCCGTAGCCGGCGTCGGTCTGGGTGGTGACGACGCGGTAGTTGGCCCAGCCGATGACGTCGGCCCACTCCTGCACCAGGGCAGCGGCGCGGTCGTGGAGCTTCAGCACGTACTGGTCGTACCCGTCGTGCAGCGGTGACTCGAAGCGCTTGATCTTGTCGTGCGCAATCAGGATCACGGCCATGTTGCGGCGCTGGCGCAGCTCCTCCAGGCCGTTGAGCAGCACGCGCCACTCGTCAGCTGCGGCTAGGTAGCCCTTGCCATAGCCCGGCGCCTCGATGCTGGCCCACTTGTTCTGCTCGCAGACGTGGGCGTGCACCAGGGGCTCGAGCCAGTCCAGGCTGTCGATGAACACGGTGTTGAAGTCGTGCTGCTCCTTCAGCAGCGTGCCAATGGCCTGGTAGACCTCCTGCAGGCTTGAGGCCAGCGGGAAGGCTGAGGCGTCCACCGCGTCGGCGCCGTCCTCGGTCAGGATGCCCACCGCGTTGGGGGCGCTGGCTGCGAAGGTGGTCTTGCCGATCTTGCCGGGGCCGGCGATGACGACC